GTATTCTATCGTTTACTACTCATGCTAGTTCCTCACGAAGATGCGTCAACACTTCAGATTCAGTTTCTATTACCACTCGTGCGCCGCACGATAAAATGGGCTTATCAGTTTCAGAGTATCTCAGGACACTTGGACCAAGGATCTCAACACTATGACAGTATTTATTACTTTTGCCTTCTTTGATTGTGATGACAGGATCGTCAGTTCCATTCTTTAAATTAGCCCGAATCTTATGCTGATTCACGTGGATATACTTCTTAGCCATTATGATACCATCTCAACAACAACTGCTTCATAACCGCCAACGGTGGTGTAATACTCCATAGCGGCAAGCGCCGATTTCAAGTCAGAGTATTCTCCCAATCTTCGATCAGCACTTGATACATAATACATCATAGATACTTCACTCCTATCCAATTAGCAACTTTAGTTTTTAGCCAAGTCTTGTTTTCTACTTTAATACTGAGTCCTGTATCGTCTATCCTCGCCGCCTCATATCCGTCACAATTACTCACAGTAATATACGGTCTAATATATGAACTAATAGAACCAACAGCTCCATCATTAATATTACATGTATAAAGACCGCTAGACAGTCCTTGTTTGTTCGACATATTCTCAGGAACATCTAAGTTGAGACTCAATTGCTCTGAGAATCTATCGCGCAAATCTAAGGTTTGTTGGTACATTAGAAATCTCCAATATGTTCTACGAGGTTCTTCAGCTTAAACTTGATGAAGTAGTTGAGCAGGCCACGCTTCTTCGGAGGCTCATAGCTATCAAAGGCTGCGATAATCTTAGACGCCAAATCATATGGAATCATATCAAGATCAACTAGCTGCTCATTCCTTCGATAGTTCCTCAGCATGTTCTCGTCGCAGAAGTCCTGGGGGTCTTTATCTAACCAAACATCAACCTTCTTAGTTGCGAGCGGCTTTTGCCTTTCGTTCGTCATAATACAACTATCAGGCGAAAGAAAATTTGGGATACCATCCCCACGATCTCCGCGCATGATATGCTCCTTCAAGAAACGCCGAGCATCAGGAATTCTTATATATTTCTTAAGAACAGGGCTGTACTGATCTACATTGGCAAACTTCTGAAGCTGGCCAAAGTCCTTATCACCTGATAGCACGAGGATACGCTCTGTGGTAGAGTTGTTCAGATAAGCACCAAACCGATTAGTGAGAACACCAATCACGTCATCAGCTTCAGCCTGCTCCACTTGTATGACCTTGTATGGGAAGTACTCTTTCAGCTCTTCGCGTATGCGATTCAGTGATGTGAACACTTCACTCCAGTCAATGGATGACTTCTCGCGGTCAAGTTTACGATGCGCCTTGTAATAAGGGAATACATCCTTTCGCCAATAGTTCCTGTCATCACAGCAGATAACAAGCTCACCATACTCCTCAGTGAACTTGGACTTATATGACCGAATACTATTCAGCACCATGTGGCGCACGAGTCCTTCATCAAAGGCTTGGCCGCTCATCCCTAACTGCTTCATCATGTTAGAGATCATTACTTGGTTAAGATCTAAAAGAATCATTTTAAACTGCTCAGTTTTTATTTGTTATACTATTATATATTATAACCAGTGGTATGTAAAGTTTTAACTATCGCTTTTCTTTCTGTTATTAGAAGATAACATATATTGTAGATTAGAAAGAGCATAACTACCACCCTTGGACACTGGAACCTTATGATCTATCTGTACTGCGTTCTCGCCCAACAGTTTCCTGATCGCAGACTTGCCCACCTCAGACATGTTATCCCAATCTTCCGTCGGCACGCCTTCAGGCTTTTGACTGGCGAGCCATTGAGTGGGCGAACCAATAAAAGTATGCATCACTATCTTATGCATAGCAAGAGTAATCTTCACACCAGATGATTTACAGACGTTGATTCTATGGTATGGTGATGCCTTAGGTACATTTGGAATCATCTCTTGAATCTTGAATATCTTACCTTCTTCATTAATGACGAGGTCGTCTCTCAAAACCTCACCGTCAACCTTGGCTGGCACGAATCCAATATCCTTAATCTTATCAATAATATCAAACTTGTCCATCTCTCATTCCTCATCATCTTTTTCAGTATATAGAATTGAATTGCCATCATCAAAGTTCCACACACCTTCAACCATATCAGTCTCTTCATCGTATGACACATCAATCATTTGGTCAGCCACTTGCTGAATGAAGTGTGCCGTACCTCGGTTGCGATATACAAGAGAACGAATCGCCTCAGTAGCAAAGATGAAGTCTCGGCTAAACTCTGCGCTCTCATCTGCCACGTCTAACTCTTCCATCTCATCAAGTAGCGTATTGATCCACCCATTGACGATCTCTTCAGTTTCTTCATCGTATGCTGTTGGCACATACGCATCTTCCTGCTCTACAACTTGCTTCTTTTGTTGTAGGCGGGAAGTGATATCAATCACCTTACTCATAAGAAATCCTCAAGTGACGCTTCGGGTTCAGGCTCTGCTACATACTCAGGCTTTCCGCCGAGCTCTTCAGACACGCCCCAAACATAACCCAGATCCATATAGAAAACGCCCTGAGTTCTTTTGGGTTCGCCGTTCGGGTAATATGCCATGGTAGTGCAGATGCGATTCATACGACTTTGCCCATACTCACCATAAAAACTATCCACCCAGACACTGTCCTCAAGATATCGCTGCATTGAACGCGAGTATGCTTCGGCTCTACAGCGCTTGGCTTCTGCGCCCTTCACTCCAGCTCGCTCGTTCTTGCGCTCTTCAGAAACAATCTCTCTTTGCGTCTTGATCCATTCCTTTACCTTGTTCATGTGTAGAGGATGCTCGTCATCAAGAGCAAGGACAATCGGGTGGATGTTTTTATACTGCGGGGGATTTTCTTTGGCTCGCTTCTCGCGTGCTAAACGTAGTCGCTCGACGGCTGCTGCCTTCTGCTCGGGTGACATGGGCTTGCGCTTCTTCCGAATTTTTTTACGCTCATACTGCTCAGGTTCTTTAGCCATTGTATTATCTCTCATTTAAATATTAATGAATCATATAAAGTATATATTGCCAGTGTCGTAAGGATAACGAGGATCAACCTCGAACTGAATACCGTCACTATGAATGACATTATACCCCAAAAGCCGACACAAAGCAAGAATATAAATGCCAATATCTCAATCATTTACCATACTCCACATTATCCTTTACTAACCACTTCTCAACCACTGGCAGACCAAACTCATCTTCATCAGTGACAATATAAGCGACAGTCTTCTTCACCAATCCATATCGGAAGCCGTGATCAATACCATCACGCGGAGTAGTCACCCAGATCTTATGGGGAAAGTCTTCATTGACAAAGAAGGGATCATCGTTCTTGCTATACTCGAAAAGGTTTCCCACCTCTTTCTCAGTAAACATGCCGATAATCGAACCATCACCAGTGTTAAAATAAGTAGAACTCGGAGCGAATGCCATTATAATGTTACCTCCACATATCCATAGATGAGAGTAAAGTCCACCCGAGACTATCGACCATATAATACTGGTCATCCTTCTCGACGATGTCACCAACGCTCAGAGAATGTAAACGATCAAGACGTGTCACCTTTGCTTCATCAGCATCAGTCCAACGGTTCATGATCATAAACACTTCGTCAAGCTCGGTCGCGTCAACTTCAGCAACCTTCGTGAACTGCTCAAACCAATCGTAGTTCCAGTTCTCAGAACCAAACACACTCAGCTCTCGGCTGATATTCAACTCTTCAGAAGTATACTCATAGGGGAGGCAATACTGGTAAACGGTCATAGTCATAGGTATCTCTCTCTTCTCATCAATCAATACAAGTATTATACTCTTATGCAAGAGGAAGTAAAGGGTTTCGCCATTTATTTAATCAATACCCAATATAACTATAGCTTATGATCGTCACCACCAACATCGCCTATATCCTTACCTGAAACACTGCAATATCGGTGGCAGTGGACAATGCCATATACACTGCCACCGATATTGCCTACAACATCATGCCAAACATGGCCTTTAACACTGCCTTCAACATCACCCCAAACATGACATTTAACACTGCCATCAACACTGCCACCAACATCACCATAAACATTACCAAGAATGCTGCCGGTGTTGCCTTTAACGTAGCCACAAACATCATTATGGATATTACCACTGACCCATCCAGTAATGCTGCCATATACATTACCTTGGATATCTCCAACGACACTGCCTATTACATCTCCACCAACATCACCTTTAACATCGCACTTAACATCGCCTCCTATGTCGCCTTCGACATTGCCTAAGACATCGCCTTTAACATCTCCAACAACACTGCCTTTAACGCTACCTCTAACATCTCCACCAACACTGCCTTTAATGTTGCCTACAACATCACCAAAAACACTGCATTTAACACTGCCGTAAACATCGCCGTAAACATCGCCCCAAACATGGCCTTCAACACTGCCATTAACACTGCCTTTAACATCACCTTTAACATTGCCTAAGATATCGCCTTCAACACCACCACAAATATGACCTATAATACTGCCAGAGACATTGCCCCATATATTGCCTTTAACATCGCCAACGTTGCCTTGAACCTTACCTACTACGTCTCCATGTATGTTGCAATAAATTGAATCAACTATAACACTACCTGT